ATTATTTCAACTTCCCTTGGGGCTTGTTGAAGTAGTGAACAACCACTAATCGTTAAGAGTGCTAATACGCTGACTATCTGCTTCAATCGCATCGAATGCCTCCTTTGTTCTAGTGTTTGCTCTAAGTTCTATTAGGCCAGGTTTTGCACTTGCCAACTTAGTTAAGTTATGGCGTCTGAATATATCTAAGTATTCGGCCATCTCTGCTTCTATATTTTGATTCTTTACTTGTAACCCAGAAAGGGCTTGAGTTGTTTTTGTGAGGTTATTCTGAATAGATTCAATAGTTGCTTTCTGTTCTTGGTCTCTTAGGTCTTGTGCTAAGATAACTTTTGTCTGTTCCTCAATTTTATTTTTCATAGGAACTACTGATAAATTATAATATAAGGTACATGATAAACCCATAGCAAATATAATTCCCAACCAAATTTTTGTCATAATATTATTCTCTCTTCTTACTTAGGTGTTATAGACTGTAAGTGAAGCTTCTGTGCCTTTAATTCTTTTTTGGCCTCATTAGCTTTACGTCTAGCTAGCATTCTTTCTACAAACTTTCTACCTTCTTTAGTACGACCATCGTACACTTTCTTTTTATGTTTCTTAACTTGTGCGGGAGTTAGTGCATCGGATGGCATAGAAACTCCGCCACCTGCAACTGAATTGGCTGCTGCATCTTCCCAAATATCTTTAAATGATTTCATCTTTTTATATTCCTATTACTTATATATATCTTCTGCGCAGTTTGAACATGATGCACTTCATATATATTTTGGTTAAAGAATGAACCAACTGGGTCTAAAAATTCTGTAACCTTTACTTTAGTCTTTTCTCTGGCAATAATCTCTCCTGTAATAGGAGATGCTATATCTTCGGATAGTATGTAAACACCTGGTCTTAATTTATTATCTTCTTGGAACCAAGTTGATTCTTCCAATATATCTTCTTCAAAATCACCAATAACTTTAGTTAGAACCTTTTTAATTGATTCTTCTGACATACCGGTTTCTTCTTTAATGAGGAAGAGTGCAGCTGCATAACTAGCTAGTTTACTTTTACCAAATGGTAATTTACCAAGTACTCTTTTAATATTAAATACTAATCTATGGAAAACAGTGTATGAGCTTTTCTCTTCTGGAGTTGTAGCCTTCTTGAGCTTTTTACCATTCTCATCTACTAACCCTAGTTCAAAGGCCTTAGACTTTTCCCACGGCGTAGTTAGTAGCCTTAAAAACCTAAAGGCATATACTAAATCACCTGTTCTGGATAAAACTCCCATTAAATTTCCCTTAATCTTTTAATAATAAAATCATCCATAGGTATTTCTACCCACTCATCTTCTCTTAAATAATTTAAAAATACTAAAAATGGTTTAAGGTAGGGATAATGTTCTTCCTCTACCTTAAATTCAATCATTCTATTTGCATTCTTTATACCAAATACATTATATAAGACTATTAAATGGTTTAAAATTAACCTTTCTTGTAAATCGTCATGCATTTCATAACGACTTAATAGTCTTTTAATATATTTAAATCTATTTAAGTCCTCTTCAAATTCTTCTACTTCAATACATTCTGGATTGTCATAGTTATTCATTGCAAAGAGCTTAAAGTTCTTATTCGTCAGTGTGTCAAATATTTTCATCATATATTATATATACTTCCAAAAAAGGCCAGTAGTTACTTATTTGAAGTTGGTCCGTTTACCTTAGCCTTATATTTTTTAACAATCTTTTGTACATTTCTATCAGCAAGAAACTTAGTTAAAGAAGCTTCATCGCCGTAAAATTCTAAAGACGCTGGAGCAGAAGAACCACCATCAAAACTTGCTACATGCATTTTTTTAATTTTACTAATTAGTTTATCCATCTGATCCATTTCAGCTTTAGTAAATCCAAAGTCATCGTTAAATTTATTAGATGAATTACCTTTAATTACATGAATAAACATATATGCTTCATGGCCTTTTCTATCTCGATCTTTATAGTTTTTCATGTCTCTAACATCTTCTTGAACATCTTCATTTTTTGCTTTATAGTTCTTATCTACATAGTTAAAGAATTCTTTTCTTTTTTCTTTATCTAATTCAGCTGGAGATTCAGCACCAAACTTTTTAAGAGCCTTTGCAAAGAAAAGTTTATACTTCTCTTCTTCGGAAAGTTTAGCCTCTTCTTGAGATTCTTCTTCCTCATGTTTGGTTTCTTTAACTACTGTACCATCCATATCTTTCTCGCCAGAAGATTTAACTTTATGTAAAGCTTTAAAATCTTTCTCACCCTTTGCTCTAGGCTCTTCAGGCGATTCATTTTTTGGCTTGTCGTGAGTATAACCTTTCTTAGAAAGTTCTTTATGGTCTTTCTCATCTTTAGCTACTTTCTTCTCACCAGTTTCGGGATGAAACATATCGTGAGGATATTTAGCCTCTTCTTTTTTTACTTTACCCTCTACTACGTCCCTTACAGTCGCAGCAATATCTAGGGTTGCTTGGTCATTAATTTTCATATTATTCTCCTATGTTATGAAAAGCATTCCTGTAATCCCTGTGGCTGCTGCCGCTATGATTATCCAGAATAATTTATTAATTATCGTTACTGTTGATGCATTGTCTCTTACCAATGTATCTAATTTATCTACTCTATTTATAAGAGATAGAATTTGTTCACCTTGTTGTTTACCGAATTCGGTCAACGTAATGATTTTTTCTTCAGCCCGAGCTAGGGCTATAATAGCTTCTGACATCTGGTCAATCTTAGTTTCGATTCTATCCAGACGTGCTGCTTGTTCTGCTCTTTGTTCAGCTGCTGTTGGCATGTTTATAAACCCTACATTTAAGGGGTGTTGCCCCTTTGATTAATCTATGGTACTCTTCTTTCTTAATATCAAATACCATTCCTTTTTTAAGTAGCCAAGGTAGACATTTTTGTAACTGAAATTGCCAACCTTCACCTTCTAATATTTCTATTTCTCTATCTTCCATATCTCGGTGCCAAACAAATTCTCTATCTTCTATAGATGGGTCAAAGGTTCTAACTTCACCATCTTCCCAATAAGGTTTACCAAAAGTAATTTCCACCACCTGAGAGTCCTAAGCTTTTAGCATAACGCGGTAATCGACATGCCCAATAACCAGATGACATTTTATCTGTCTTAGTATCACAGTTATGTCGGGCTGCAAAGGAAGCAGCGGCTCCCTTATCGTTAATCTTACTAGTGAGGCCGCCTTTAGCATCACCGAATTCTATTTTCTTTACGTTTCCTGTTTTAGGGTTCTTAACGTAAACAACATATTTCTTCTTACCACTAGACCTTTTAGGTGAGTTAAGTTCTACATCTCTACCCTGATAGTCTGCTTCAGACAATTCAATCATTGGTTGCTCTAGAGGTACTTGTTGACCTTCATAGATACCGAATCTTTCTTCTATATGTTCTAAAAAACTATGCATTAAAATATACTCTTTAATGTTCTTACTACTTTACTTAATATCATCTTAACAGCAGTGTAGTATGCAAATCCATGACCCCATACTATATGAAATGTATGGTTCTTTTCTATTTCTGATTTTGGTCCGAACTTCTTAGTCCAGTTATCTACATATTCACCCTTATATCTTAATACAGCATGTGATACTTTCCACTTACTTGGACCAACACAACATATACCTGCTTGATGTGTAATTAGCATCCACCACATTTTAATATGGCTTTCACCACATAATCTATAAAGAATAGATAGTGCGTAGTCCTCACAATCACCAACTAACTTGCCTTCTGCATTTTCGGAATATATAATTTTCCATGCATCTGCCATACCGTACTGTTCTTTATCATATCTGTATTTCCATTTACTATTGAATGAATCTACAATTGCATCTTTATTTAATTTTGTCATTTTTTTTGTCCCTTTATCCATTGTTGTGCTAATCTATTCTCGGGTGGTTTCTTAGCCCAAGTCATAATATCTTTATACGCCTCTAATGTAGACCTTTCAATATCTGCATCATCTGAATTATCAACAATGGTCATTCTGTTTCTAAACAATCCTTGAAATTTACCTATATTCTTTTGTACAGCATCCCACATTTTCTTAACTGCAGGTGTTGGTAAAACTCTATCTCTACTCTTATTTCTTTTTTGTGCAGTCTCTAAATCTGTATTAACAAATATCATGTGTACTGCATAACCTAAATCTCTTAACTGATTCACACTCTTTTGAATCTTACCATAATCCTTGCCAGTTCCATCTATAACTACACCCAATCTTCCTTTTAAAGCTAACTCTAATTGTAGGCCAGTAATTTTCTTAGCCTTATCTCTTAATGCTTGACCTTGAGCAGAAAATATATCTTCAGGCTCCATTGTTAGTCCAGCCTTTTTAAGAGCATTTTCATAATTAATATCAGAGTTAATAAGTTTAAACCCTAAGCTTAATAAAGAAGTCTTACCAACTACAAATGATTTACCTGAACCAGGGCCACCTGCAAGGAATACTGCTTTAAATATTGCTGGGTCGTTAACCCCTTCATCTATATTAAAGTGTTCTTTAAACTTTATCATTTCTTTAAATCGTACCTAAATGATTTATTCTTACCTTGGCCAGACTTAGTAATACCATACCCAGCAATTTTAGCAAGTTGTTGTAATACTGGCCAATTCTTTTCTGACTTCTTACTTCTATTATTCTTTAACATATCATTTTCAATTTTATTAAATAAAGTTTTAATCATATCACTATCATGCATGACTAATGGTGCTTCATCAATATCTTCACTTCTTGACCTTTCAAAATCTTGTTTGGTCGGAGCTCCTTTTGACCCAGGTTTACGCATAGTCTTTCCACTCTTTCTTTTCTTGTGGATATTATCCCAGAGACTTTCGTTAAACTCTTTAAAGGTATTCATTATTTCATACCCATAACTTTTTGTGCAATGTGTACTAAAGTTTCAATGTTTGAATTTTCCATCTTCTTCTTATTTGCATCACTTACTTTATCATAAACTGATATAATCATAGATGCAGTAAACATATCTAACATAACTCCACCAACTTTCTTAGCTCCCTTACTCTTAACTATAGTCTGAATTACTGGGATTAAGTTTTTGGCTTCATCTACTTGTCTAAACTCTTTAAATTTTTTCATTATCCGAACTTCCTTGCGAATGCCTTTAAATCTAGTGTTTCGAAATCACCAAATTGATTTGTTATTTTATAACCTAACTTACCCTTATAGTCTACGGGTTTAGCCGTCCACTTATTTACTCTATTCTTTGGGTCAATTAGTCCTTTAATTTCTGAACCATAGAAAGATACTTTGGCTTCTGCAATGGTATCTTCTTTCATATTTTCTTTTTCTCTTTCATGCTTCTTTTTAAGAGTTTCTAATTCTTTGGCATGTTTTAGAGCAAGTTGTGCTTTCTCTTCTGGAGAAACAACTTCTTCAATGTTCTGTACTAACCAATCATCAAAATCATCTGGGTCATCGCCAACACCATCATTATCCATTGCATATTTCATTAAATCTTTTTCTACATTACTAGGTAAGTCTTTATTTCTTTTATTGAAATTATCAATGTGACGTTTATGTTTTCTTTTTAATTGAGCCAAGGTAGCTTCTTCAACTGTATCTTCCTTAATCATCTTATCTACACTTAGACCACTTTTAAGATTACCCTTATTGTCTACTGCCTTAGGATACATTTTAGCAATTAGGTCATTATAACCTACTAATATATTTAATAAGTCAGCTTGAATCTCTTTTGTTGAAATACCTTTGATTACTTTCTTAACTGCACCAAGGTTACCTTGAGCAAGTGCACGAGATACTGCCTGATAGTCTTTCTTATCTTGACCAGTTTCTTTATTAGAAAGTCTTGCTATGTTCTTAGTAGCAAGAGTTAAGTCTTGGTTGTAATTTTCATTAACAGATTCATATTTATAAACACCCTTACCATCATCCCAATGGTCATAAAATTTCATAATAGCATTGGCCAATGAAGTGTTATTAACAACACCAAAATTACTAACAACGTGTTTATATAAATATGGAATATTCTTTTCGGCTTGTTTTACTGTCATGGCTTTTCTAGGGTCACCATACTTTCCACCCATAGACTTATAAAACTTTTCTATATCTTTTTCAATCTTTTTATCTTTTCTTACAATTCTCCATTCAGCTGGTGACCAGCCCTTTTTAAAAGGTCTTACTTCACCCAACTCTTCATTAACTGATTCGTTAGCTTGTTTTAATGCATCCTTAACAATAGGGTCATCCGCAAGACCTCTTTTCATTGCTTCAATCTTTTTATAGGCCCCGGTCATATTACCGCCCATATCAATTGCAATTTTTACTGCTGCGGCTACTAAAGACGCAGGGTATTTACTTCTATATTTTTCTCTTAGTTGTTTAAACTTCATTTAATTTCCCCTTACTTTTGCGGCTAAGTCTTTATCTGCTTTACCCCATGTTCCTGATGATTTGGTTACAAAAGAATTGACTCTTGCTAACCCCCATTGTGTTGGATTCGTTCCTGGTCTATGGCCTGTTCTCCATGCGGCAAATCCTCTATCAAATACTTTCTTTAATATAGCTAATGGCATTCCTGACTTGTCTGCTTTCTTCTTTAAAGCATCATCAGCCTTACCTTCATTAACTACATAATCTTCAAAACTTAAATGTTTGGCCATTTCACCATACATATCTTTATATTTCTTAGTGTGTTTGGATGGCTTTGTTTTTGCTCTTGCATCTCCAGGAGCTGGTTTATATGCCGCTGGATTATTATCATCTTTTTCAGCACCCTTCTTAAAGTGGGCTTTTCTTTTAGCTGAAGTTGACTTTGCAAGACCAGAGTAATAGTTCTTACTCTCTACTTGTTCTACTTGTTCTAACCAAACTTTTTTATTACCATTAGAGAAAGATACTGTAAGATAATTTGCACCTTTGGTGATAATCTTACCCTCTTCTTTATTCTCTTTTAATCTTACTATATCACCAATATTAAATAAGTTTCCTAAGATAAACTTTTCTCTTGTTTCTGATACTGTAGGTAGTTCTATATGAGACCTAAAGCTTTTCTCTTCTTTAAGACCCATCCCCTTTCTTACTGCATTAAATAACTCAGCTGAACCAGTGTAACCACTTGGAAGACCACTAGAAAATAATTGTAAATCTCCTTCTGCAGCCGCTGCTCTCATTTTAGAGGCGGACATCCCTGTCACTCCTTCTGCATCCGGGTCTCTTTGCCCTGCAGAGATAACTTTAATACTTCCTTCAAATTGATAGAAGCCATGTCTTGCCTGAACACCATTATATTTGTTTAGTAAAATTTCAAATTCTTTTACTCTATCTGAACCTGCAACCATTGCCATTTTAGTAAACCCTTGGTCATATAACTTAGTTGCAATTTCAATTATAGTACGCACGTCTCCGTCTGCCATGATACTTCTGGCATGTCTAGGAAACATTTTTCTTAGGAACTTAATCTTATCTTTGAATTTAAGAGGATTCTTTTTAGGGTCTTGGGATTGTGATGCATATATTCTATACTGACCACCACGTGATACTTTTTTGAGTGTCTCAAATAGTTTTTCGTGGCCAGTTGTCGGTGGATTAAATCTACCAAACACGACCGTTATTTCTTTAGATGCTTCGACTATGTAGTCACTGAAATTTTTGACTTTCATTTATCCCTGGTTCCCATATTAGTTAGGACTATCCCAACCTTTTATTATATCTTTACTGAAGTTATTATAGGAGAATTCTAACCTATCAACTAACTTTACAGCGCCACCTTCCATTCTATCTATAGCAACAAAACCTTCTTGGTTGGTTACTTTAAATCCGGATTTAGTTTTAACAAATGTATTAATTTTGTTAAGACTATTAAGTTTATTTATAAGAATTAATTTACTATTTACAACAAAATTCTGTAAATCGAAGATTAATTTTAGGTTCTTTATATTACCTTTACTAAAGAATTTAAGTAATGCATCTCGT